CTCGCAAAATGTGGATGAGTTGATAAAAATGGGATTTGCAGGGAATGTTTATGCCCCCCCCTGCAAGCCGCATGCTGTCGCATGCGGACGCGTATAGACGCGCCCCAAATTCTTCCATGAATAGCCAATGAAGGCACCCATGAGCACTACGTGTGGCTTTATCAGGGCCACGCGGACGGAGGGCTCACTCCGGATTTATAGAAACCGCAGCGGGCGGTTGAGCAAGAAAACTAACTATGCCACTCATTGCCGAGATAAGGCTCACATGTTGCCCACGTATTTTTATTCAGGCCAATAGACTCTGGGCAAAAATATGCCGTCCCCGGTGTTTGTTCCGGGGCATACTCAGAGTATCTATTGGCCCATGGCGTGGGCAACAGCGATTTTACGACAGCACGCATTGTGTTTGGCCGTCCGGTTGCTGGGCGCAATGCCGTCCCGGGTGTTTGTGCCCGGGCATACTCAACAACGGGGGGCCGTAAGCGTGGAGGTCGTTCCTTGTAGACAAATCCAATTCAAAAATTGGGCAATGAGCGGTTGTGCGAGGCGGGCATGGTTCAAGTCGGTGGAGCAATTGCGGTTGTTAACGACGGCGCGCGATACGAACTTTGCGTTTAGATTTCGAAACCTTGACTCCACGCGAGCGCACCGAAGATGCGCGCGATCGCGTTGAGTGGACAGAAGCGGAGCGTCGGCGCCCGGCGGCAGCCGCACTAGGTGCGGCTTGCTGCGGCTCGGGCGCCCCGATCAACTTAGACGCCAAACCGGTCAGGGCTTGGCCAGCGATCGGCGCCAGGAACGGCAGAACTTTCGACGCGATCGCGGAAATAGCCGGCAGGATCGCGCCCAAGAAGTTGAACTTCGAAGGCATCGAGCTGGGCAGTTCCGCGGCGATCGCGTAGTAAGCGGCCATGGCGGTGGGCTCAAATTTAATGGGAGGTTTGACGAATTGCCGCGAGGGGGCGTTAACTGAAGGCACAATCTCGAGGTTCGTATACGTCTTCAGCGTGAGCGTCATCAGTGGGTGCAACCCGCGAAAGATGACGACACCCCAAGACGTATTTTGATCGAACGACGTTGATGAAAAACCCAGCCCAGTTGGTGGAAAATTTGGGCTGAGGTACGTGTATGAGTCACCGCGGAAGCGCGCGACGCTACACGTCGTGCCGCTGTAGTTCGTTGGGTCGGTCAGATTCTGGTACATGGTTAAGCCGTCAGGGCTGCGCCAACACGTGGGCGCCGCTGGGACGACAAACTCTTGTGCGGGACCGCACATGCGATGTACCGTGTAGACACCCTCGCGCGCGGAAGCAGTGTAATAGGTGTTACCAGGTGTGATAACAGCCATATCTTGCTCGCGCAGCGGGATGTCAACAACTTCAATCTGGTCGACGTAGAACTGACCCACGGACGGGTCCACGGCTTGGCCAAAAGTGCGCGTGGTCTTGCGCGAGTATTGGCCAGAATACACCGTACCTTGGTTGTACAAATCAGAACCTGTAGCGTAGACGGTTGCCGAGCGCGCCGTAGTGCGCCACATCGCCGGGTACTCCGAGCTATACAAAGCCCGGAAGTCCCCTGCCCCAGTGGCTAGTCCCGTGACGGTGCTGAGCCCAGCACCACGAATGGAGCTGTTTGGGGCGTATGCGGGTGACGCATTCGGGAGCGTGGTATTGGTCAGCGCCACAGAGTTGGAGAAGTCAATCCCGGCATTGCCAGTAGCAATCATCGCTCCGATCAGATCTGATGGAGGCAAGACGATGCAGCAATCCCAGGTTGGCGACGTCAACGCTGGCGGTGCCGAGATCACGACAGACGCGCGATACTCCGGCACTAGCGCGGCCACTTGAACGGCATCCGGCATCTGGCATGGTGATGAGCGCACTGGATCCAGCGCCTTCATCACCCAATGCGCGGCTTCAGGTGAGAGAGTGAGAGCTTTAAGTTTGTTTTCGACTTGAGCGGAATATTCAGCCATGCTGATATTAAAATATGCTGGGTAGCAAATGACGTTTTCGGTGATTCCTTTCCCCATGCCCGCAAGCACTGAGCCAATAACGTTGCGGGTGACGTTAGACTAACTAATAGTTACGGCTCAGGCTTAACACACAGTCAGCGGACGCATCAAAATGTCGGAACAATCAACTTCGACAATTCGGTCCAGCGTCGGGTGTGAAATGAACCCCACCTTCCCATGGCACGAAGCGAGGAATGCCTCAGCCTCGCGCACTTGGGTCGGCGAGAGTCCATATCTCGCACAAAAAGAGTTCAGATAATCCCCTCGACTTCCCTCGGATGCGCGCATGAGCTGTGTCTTATAGCGCCATTCGACGATGGCGTCTGTCTCGACATTAGCTCGATAATGCGCATCGAGGAAAGCACCGATCACGGGCATGTCGCCCGCGGTCGGTCGCAGCCCCGCGACGACGCCGTTGACATATTGCAGTGTACGCGACGCGTATGGTGGACGAACAGTCCAGAACAAACGCGCCAGCAAACGCCCTGGCTTGGGCGTGAACACCGTTTTATGTCCATTGTTGAACCACACCCCACTGATGAAGCTCACGTCCGTGAACACCGCAAATTTGCGGTACTCGGGAACGATGCCCAGCGTGCGCTCGACGGCAGCTAGCGCGTCCTCATCAAAGTCGCCGGTTATGACACAAAGCAGGTCATCTCCGGCAACGATGATGTCGCCCCGCAAGCCACAGCGTTTCAGCGCTGTTGCTGCGAGAAGACCATTGACCAGTGAATTTCCCAAAGTAGTGTCATTGTGCCCGGACTTAACCGTGCCTTGCAGGATATACTTGAGTGCGCCACGGGGATCGCGGCCTTTCACCCTGTAACCTGCTTCGACAAACTCCAGAAACTTCTCGCCGGCGCAAGCATACGCATGCTTGCGCAAATCAATGTGAGGGCGCTGCATCGTGCTATCCCAGTTTTTGCCGTCACGCTCATAAAAATGTGCGTTTGGGTTATCCGCAAGAGCAGCGTCCATCCAAGCCCCTAGGTCATCCGAATTCATACCCGAACCAAACGTGACGCGCACGCCTGGGAAGACCTCACGCCGATTCAAAATCGACGTGTAGGTCTTCTGAAGAGAGTAGAACTCAGGACCAAATACCGCCTGGGTGGCAGGATTAGGGCTATACTGGATGAGGCGCGCCTTAGTCGGCATGGTCATGCCGATTTCGCGTTTAACCATCGCGTCGACATCGCCCGGTCGGACGTCGTCAACATCGGCGGATTTCTGGATAGCAAGCTGCTTGAGCTTGGGCCACTTAGAGATCCATCCGTCTTGCCATACCGCGCGGTATGCGACGAACGTCTCCCTCACTTCGGCCTCAATGCTGGTTAAATAAGCGTGTGCTTCATCAAAATTGGATGTGAAAGGTGGGGGGGCAACACCGTGTCGATTGCACAAAGCATTGTGCGCATTACACGGGCAGGAGCGGCACACATAGGCAAGGCCAATCGATAGGCCCATCAAAGTAGCACCGCGTTGGTCCGTTTGGCATTCTGTGCCGGCGCTCTCCGGCGCACGGCGCACGACGCGGCAACCTGGGCCCAATTTGGACTCATCGCCAGCGCCGAGACAAACGGTATCACCAACTACGCAATCTGCCGGCGTGAAACCTGGTTGAACAATCAAGCCTTCACGCGTCTGAATGCGCCCCTTCACCACAACACATGGTGTCGAACGCGTCGTCGGGGGCGACACGCGTCACGAGCGGTTTGCCAAGAAGTCGCCGATGCGGCCGGCGGACCGCGCGAGAAGCGACACGGCCGCCAACGTGGCAGCACCCGCAGTGCCACTCACGAAAGCGCGATCCCCCCACCCAAGGAACTTACGCCCCCAGACGCCGCCGAGCAACACGCTCGCAACGAGTGAAGACATGAAAGCCACTGGGTGAGTTTGCGCATAGCGCCGGCCTGCTGCCGGCACTCGAGCGTAGTGCGACCAGCTCCATGCGGCGTAGCCACAAGCGCCACCCACAATGGTGGCAGCTGTAGGCCGGGACGACTCCTTCATTTTCCCAAGAAGCTCGAGAGCGCTTGCGAACGACGTCAACGACAACCGGTTCGTGTACAGGTACGCCAGGAGCGGGGCAGCGAAAAACGCTGCCCCCTTGAGAAAAACCTGTTGCGACACGAGAGTGGTGGGGTCGACGAAACGCGCTTGCGGGTCGCGGATCGCAAGTTGCATCTCACCCGGGAACGCCGACGCCATGCGCACAGAACTCGCCTGGATTTGCACCAGGTGAGGCAAGATCTGCGCGATGCGTGCGTCCAACCAAAGCGGGCAGACACCATACGTTCGCGAGACAGACGCTCGCGCACGTGCGATCACGACGGCCATGTCCTTGCCGTCAGAGGCAAAGAAGGACCCGAGTGTGTTGAGAATGGAGCGGTCCACTTCCTCAAGTCGCGCTCCTGGGTCAGGGTGCGCGGCCGAGGGCGGCAGAGCGGTGTGCGGCGGTGGGAGAGCGATCCCCGTGGCCTCCATGACAGCGCGGCGAATCGCGCAGTCCGTAACGCTCGCATCGGGCAACGCCCCAGTGACTGGGGCTGTCTGCGCGATGATACGGCCAACCGCGTCAACCACCTCTTGAGCTGATGCGACGGCACCCGTACGGGGCGGCACCGGATCGGCCACTGCCGCTGCCGTCACGGCGATAGCCCGCTCAGCGGCGGCTACAACTTCGGTGACGACGGGCGTGGGCATGCCCGCCTGCGCAGGCGGGTTCAAGAGATTGAGGTGGTGTGACACAGCGTAGCGGTAGATGTACGTGTCGCCAAAGACCTTCACGCACTCCCCGTAAGCACGGCACGCGACACCCGTAGCGCCAATGAAGGCGAAGGTGTCGAGCGCGCCGGTGATGTCGGGGTGTACGTATGCGTTGCCGATACCGCTCGAGGGGCGCATCTCAATGTGGCGGCGACCGTCACGTTGAAAAGCGCGCCACTTGAACTCCCCCTCACACAACTCGCCTTGCTCACCTTCAAACCGGTGAGTCACTACGAAGAGCGTGTCCCCAGGCACGGCCGTTCGGAGGTCGAGCGTGAAGTCAATGTCGTAGAGAGCGTGGACGAAGAGGTAGACGCGGCCGGTGGCCGCGGTCTCGGAGGAGGGGTACGTGCGTATCGGGAGGTGCGTACAGTCGCGTGCCAAGCAATGGCACCCTTCGATTTCCGCGAGGTGGTGGAAGTTGGTCTTGAAGACAGGCGCATCACGAGTGGCGATGGTCTTAGGGATGTTCTGGCACCGCATGAGATCCGCGGCGACCACGATCGGGCAAAGAACGTGGAACTGGAGAGGATTAGCATGGTACCGTGCGTTGTGCGTCGCGGCGCGAAGCAAACCGTTGATGCTGCCACCAACGTCAATCACTTGCTGCGCGCCAAACACCGAATTTGGCCGCCGCGCGATCGCGTTCAGCGCCCACTCGTGCGCGAGTCGGCGTTCAGCGTTCGCTACGGGGTGCCCACTGCCGTTAGGATCAGCGAGGGCGGCGGCGGCCGCGCGCTCAGTAGCTCGCACTTCCGCCGAAAATGCGGAAGCGGCCACAGAGGGACGCGTAGGGGCGGCGGCAGGTGGGACCTGGGGGGACCCGCCAGCCCGCGGTGGAGGCACTAAGTGCGGCGCGCAGGGCGCGCCGCGCGGAGGAGGTACCAGCGCAGCGAGACCAGGGGGGCCTCCAACTGCGACTTGAGCAGCGGCGGCCGCGGGGGCGGCGGCAGCTGCGGGCGGAGCGACGAAAGTGCGACGGGGGAGAATTTGTCCCGCGCATTGTGGGCGAGGCGCCCTTTGGGGGTGAGCTTGTTGGCTCACCCCAGAACCCCGATTAACCGACGGGGCCACGGTGCTGCGCGGGGACGCAGCAATGCTCGAACGCGCGTGATTGAGCGACATGCGAGCTTTACGGGGTGGTTACCGTGAAAACTATATGACCGTTAGATTATAT